CCCCAAGACCACAACGTTCCGTCAGTTTTAGTGGCAACAGTCTGAGAGCCGTAGCCAGAAGCAACACTTAACCAATTAGTTAATGCTCCAATTTGTTTGGGACTAGAGTAAGTTGTTGTGTTTCCTAAACCCAAAACGCCAACCCCCCCATAACCCCACGCATACAACCGCCCTGTAGAGGTTGTTGCAAATCCTGAAAAAGAACCCCCAAAAACTTTTGACCAAGTAGTTAAAGCTCCAATTTGCATAGGTGAAGAATAATTAGTTGAATTTCCCAAGGCAAGTTCGCCGCCATTGTTTCTTCCCCAAGACCATATAGTGCCATCTGTTTTAGCGGCCAATGTAAAATATCCACCCCCAGCAATATTTAGCCAAGTGGTTAAAGCCCCGATTTGCTTAGGGCTTGAATAATTGGTTGTATTACCAAGACCTAATTGACCAGAGGCATTTTTTCCCCACGACCATAAAGTACCGTCTGTTTTAATGGCTATTGAATGGGAGTCTCCAGTGGATATTTTTGACCAAGTAGTTAAAGACCCAACTTGTTTGGGTGAAGAATAATATGTGATGTTACCCAGCCCTAAATTACCCCAATATCCTTGCCCCCACGACCAAAGTGTGCCATCTGTTTTTATAGCCAGACAAAAACTATTACCCGCACTAACTTTATCCCACGTTGTTAAAGACCCAATTTGTGTGGGACTAGATTTATCTGTCGTATTCCCCAAACCCAGTTGACCGGTGTTGTTCTGGCCCCATGACCAAATAGTCCCATTGGTTGCAATAGCAATACTAAAATACATTCCTGCCGCAATATTTAGCCAATTTGAATTATAAACTTGTTTTGGGCTACTGTAATTTGTAGTATTTCCAACACCCATTTGACCTACATTATTTCTTCCCCAACTATATAAATCGTACAAAACTGTACTCGTCTGTGCCGCTAGAGGATTGAACCCCGGCTTAACAATACTCCCCGGAAACATTTGTCTTATAGACATACTGTTCCTCGCTTAAGAGATAACTTCGTAGCTAATGCTGTAAGTGATACCGCTTGCCGTGCCAGAAGTGATTGTGATAGATGAACCTTCCATCAAGTACACGGCAGTTGTCTTATCTACGGCGATTACAGAAGCACTGGCTGGTACTGAGATCGTAGAGATAATTGGGTAAGCTGTACCGCCCGATGGAGCAGAGCCTTGAGCCACTGCGCCGTTGGTGTAGATAGACACGGTAGCGTTTACAGCAGAAGAGCCGTTTACGTTAGCGCAAACAATCTGATTGATCTTAAAGACCTGACCGCTAGATGCGGCATTAGGTAGTAGAACAACCGCAGATGTACCGCCCGGTGTGTAGTACGTTGTTGTGCCCGAAGCTGTGGTCGCGGCAAGAAGGTTAGGATTTGCCATGATGGTTCCTTAGATACTGAAGATGAAGTTTATCATTGTGGCCTTGGCTTGGGTTACGCCAGAAGCCGCAGGTGCTTGGAAAGTAGGCAACGCTCCTGCGCCATTACTTGTTAGAACGTGTGTTGCCGTACCGGGGCCAGCCGTTGCTTGAAATGCGCCAGTAGCTGTAGTGCCCGAAAATACAACGCTATAAGCCGTTGTAGTGGCTATGCCTGTACCACCAGATGTAACCGGAATTGCAGTCGTGGCAGATAGCGTTGTAAACGCACCAGACGCTGGAGTGGTTGCACCTACAGTACCGTTAATAGGGCCGCCAAATCCTGTGGATGTTAGGATTGTGCCGTTCCATGTCAGGCTAGAAGAACCGCCAAATGAGCCAGCGTTATTGAATTGAACCTGTGTATTGGAGCCACCAGCAGAACCACCACCCACATTAACAAAGTCAGAACCGTTCCAAGCAATGATTGCCCGTGTCCCAGCCGCTACAGTAACACCCGTTGTAGGAGTTGAAGGGCCACCACGCACCGTTACCGAAAAACCACCTGTTGTATCGTTAATAACAACGTAGGTCTTACTCTGCTTAGGAGTGTTAATAAAGCGCAGTGCTGTACGTGCGCCCGTGCATAGGAGAACCGCGTACTGAGAGCTTGTAGATGTTAGACCTGTACTTGCAAATGTACCTGTGGTAACAGTTAAACTAACGTCTGCATCAGTTGTAAACGTTTGAGTACCAGCTACGGCAACGTCCACAATCTCAGAAATAGCGTTGTTAACAGTGCCGCCCCACTGCCCGGACAGTGTGCCCGTGACTGGAAGGGTTAAGCCGATTAGGGTTGTATTTGCCATCTATTGCTCCTACTAAGTAGAAATTGCTGTCCAGTTAGGTGTTTCGGTGTTATTCACATCAGTCCAAACCGGAGTTTGCGGATTGCTGATATTTTGCCATGTTACGCCCTGCGTGTCATTAATGACTTCCCACAAATTACGCCCCGATTCTGTGGATGTGATAGCCATTGTCTCTGCTCTGCTCACACCGTAGCCTGTTGCCGCCTGCGGGTCATCTGAAATAACCGCCGACTCTGCCAAGAACTCTTGGTAATACGTACCAACTGTAGTGCTATCCGTTGCCGCCATCGTTTCTGTGATGGTCATAATTAAGGTGGCAAGAGCCACCTCTGCTATGGCAATAGAGTCAGAAACATTCTCAAGGAACGTGGCTACAGCCTCTTCAACCGTAACAATACCAGCGGTTTCTGTCACTGATGCTGGGAACGTAGCAGTGGCCGATTCAACTGTGCTTGTAGCTACAGTATCTGCAACTGATGCGTTATATGACGTAATGGCCGCATTAACTTCCGTAATAGCCGCAGTTTCCGTAATATCTCTGGCAAACGTGGCCGCTACAGCTTCCGTTGTGGAAGTCGCCGCAGTCTCGGTTACAGATAAGGCAAATGTTGCCGCTACCGCCTCAGTTGTAGATGTTGCCGCCGTCTCTGTAACAGAGTCAGGAAAGGTGGCCGTTGCCGCCTCAACCGAGGTAATTGCCATGGATTCTGTAACACTGTCGGTAAAGACATCCGCGCCACCCCAGTAGCCATCACCCCAAGCAAGATCACCCCATCCGGTTGCCATGTTATGTCAATGTAGCTGTGTAAGTGACGGCAATTGTGTCACCGTTAATTACAGACTTAGAACTAGAAAAATCACCGGCAGAGAACAATGTGCCAGATGTTGAGTCTTTGGTTGAGCTACCACCAATGTTAATAAAGCATCCAAAGACATTTCCAGTGCTGGTCATAGAAAACGAAACCGCAGAAGACGTTGCTTTACTACCCGCAGAAGCCGCATTAAAAGATGGTGTAGGACGGCTTCCTGAGTATGCTGGAGCGTTAGTGCCACCTACTTCTAACCAACTTGCGTGAGAGGCTTGCGTATCAGCCGCTATAGCCGTTCCTGTACCCTTTAGACCCATTACAACTGCACCACCAGCGGTGTTGCCAAATGCTGTGTCCAGTGTAAAGTTCTTACCAACGGTCGTTACCAAGTTTTGGATGTCATCTTCCCACTTAATAAAACCATCTTGACTGTAGCAAACAGCATGATAGGAGCCGTGAATAGACATTGTGTCTTCAGGCATGGTGTTGTATTTAGTGATCGCTTCCACTTTGTCTGTTGCGGTCATTTTGTCTAAGCTCATGTGAGGCTCCTTAATTAGAAGAACGGATCAATGCCGCCGTTGCCGAGTTAGCAGGCATTGTGATGGTGAAATTGACAGATGTTTTGTCAGACCCAAAGTCCAACACAGCAATGGATTTGTTACCCTGAGTAACGTTGTAAATCAAAGCACAACGAGCCGTTACCGATGCATTAAACACTACATCTGCAAAGTCTACATAAGCTGTATACCCAGAGGAGTTGATCGTTACGCCAGTTAAAGCTACCCCGCCTGCAACGTATCCAGTGCCTGTTACTTCACCAGAGGCCGTGTAAACAGTGGTAGCTTCGTTTAAATCAGCATTGGCTGTGTACAGGGCAATCTTTAGCGTATCTGTGGATAAATTATGAACGCCCGTATATAGCTCTGTTTTAAAGCTAGTTGTCTGAGTTTGAAGAATACTACTCATGACACCGGTACTCGGACTTGACCATCACGATAAGCATCCATACGCTGTTTGCCGTCACCCAAATTCTTAAGAAGAGCAATAGCTTGAACGTACCGTTCTTGGTACGTCTTGTACATACCGTCTTCCGGTGCGCTCTTCATGTAAGTTCCTGCCTCGGACAGAGTTCCATACAACAATGCAGAG